GGGGCGTTGACCGAAGTTGGCAACAAGAGACGCACCACTTTCTGCTGATGTAATAAAAAACCATGTGCTACCTGTAAGACTTGTTGCGACAGGACTACCACTATTCATAGCGGTTCCGTTTTTATAGAAGTACAGGTTGCCACCATCCATGTCCAAGGCAATGCCCATTACATCACCAGTAGTCCATGATGTATAAGTTGAGCCTGCTGTACCGTTAGTACGCAACACCCCGTTTGGTTGAAGTCCTATTGAAGTGCCCCCGCCGCCGTTGTAACCTGCAAGACCTTCGCTACCAGTAGTAGAACCAGCAGGGTTTGTAGTAATCCCAATGTTGTAGGTATAGGTGGAAAACACAACTTCCCAATACCATTTGCCTAGAGACATTCCAAATGTATTCGTTACCCCACCCTGTCCACCACCAGCCCTTGTTGCATTAAGATTTCCGTTAGAGTATGTAATTGGATAGGTATTGTTTACAAATAATGGGTTGAGAGTTGAGTAATTCCCACGCACCTCACCACCAACACCTGTGTCTGTACCGTATGACGTAGGTGAATCCACCATCGAGTCATTACCGGAGCCAGCCGTCACCGAGAAGTTGTTAGGTGTCCAGTTGTTGCCGTTGCCTGAGCTGTCCTTGCCTAGCGTTGTGCTGGTCGTGCCAGAGTTGTCTGAGAAGTTGAGGTAAAAGCCGTTAGTTCCGTATGTGCCTGTATAGGCCAATGGCTCCCATACGCCTGTCGTGGTGCTAGTTCTGCCAAAGGATGAGGGCGTTAGTTGCTGTCCGTCAATAAAGTAGACCTCAGCCATGTAACCGCCAAAATAATAGGAATTTCCAAGACCTGTTCCTACTTGAGTACCAATGCCAGTATTAAAACCACAATTGATAAATAAATCTGTATTTTGAGTAAAATCTACTGCGCCGTTAGTTGCTTGCAAAACACCATTTACGTAAATTTTTGCACGGTTTGAACCCGTTGCTTGAGTTGTATCAATTCCAACAACTACGTGATACCAAGCAGATGGATCTCGATATAAGGCAGCGGTTGGGTAGTACTGATATGTTCCATTGTTGTAATGAAAAACGTTTAAGTACTCGCCACCTTGAAACAAAATTCCAAACTGCTGGTTGGTACTACCACCGCCAGCAAAATTTATAGCCCCAAGTAAGTGTTGATCAGACGCAAGTAAACTACGTTTTACCCAAGCGGAAAATGTAAAGGTGCGGCGATTAGATGTTCCTAGAGTACGATTTAGGTAAGCCGTGTCCGCTGGGTTAAACCGCAGACCGCGACTAATCTGTTGGGTAGGTATCGTAAAAGGCCAATTACCGGCTGCTGTAGCCTGTAGCTGTTGCTCAGTAGTCCAAACACCAGTAGCTACCGTTGAGGTAGGCGCAGTTGGATTAGCGGTGATTACATTACCGGGATAGCCGTGGATTGGCATGGTACGTCCTTTAGTTCAGTTCTTCCCAACTTGCGGTAATTACCAAGTCGTTTGCCGTACCTGCAATTGCACCAATTGACTGGTTCTCTAACAGATAGAACGAGGTCGTCTTATCCGTGATAATCAACGTAGCATCAGCCGGTACTGAGATAGTAGAGGCCACAGCATAAGCCGTACCGCTACCCGCAGTTGCGTTTGAGTATACGTTAATTGTGATGTCCGCAGCCGAGGTTCCGTCTACGTTAGACGCTACAATTGAATTGATCTTGTAGACCTTGCCACTAGAAGCAGCATTGCTCACCAGCGAAGTTACCGAAGTTGAACTTAATGCCGTATTAGACGAATTGCCGTAAACGGCAGAGACGTTAATTAGATTTGGATTTGCCATTACTTACTCCTTAAATATTCAATTGCCTTGTTAAGCAGGGTTACATCGTCTTTAAAAGACCCCAAGGCCACATTGCAACCGTGGCACAGCAGTCCTCGTACTTTACCGGTTTCATGGTCGTGGTCAACGTGCAACCCACGCTTCGTCTTTGGTTCCTCACTACAGATAGAACATTTACCTTGTTGGGTCTCAAACATCTGCTTAAACTCATCCGCAGTAATACCATACTTATATGACTTAGATGCTTGACGATCCAGTTGAGGCTTTGCGTGCCAGCGAACAAGACACTGTTTTTTGCAGCATTCACGGCAATGCTTGTTTGTGCGCCGACCTTTTTTATCAACATAAAAATTAGCGATATTTGTTTCACCGCAGGCAGGGCATTTAGGGGGTTTCTGGATTGATTTACCGTGGTTAGCACGATAGAACGGATCAGCCCAGCGAGCCTTTGCATCATCGCTGTACTTTTTTCTACGCTCATCTGACCACAAATTATTCATTTAGAATCCAAAAATCAAAACCCAAAAATCATCGCAATAACGACGGCCTTACCTGTCGTTACACCAGCAGACGGAGTCGTAAACGACAACACACCGGAACCGTTAGTTTGAAGAACCTGCCCACTTGTACCGTCTGCATTTGGAAGAGTAAACGTCACGTTTGATGCAATAGAGGCCGCTGCCTGCAAGCCAGTGTAGTTAGTTCCGTTATCCGTGTCTTCGTAAAACCTGGCCGCACCACCCGCTGCAGACGTTCCAAAAATAGAAAAGACTGAGGAGCTCAAAGACACAAAGTCTGAGCCGTCCCAAAATGCAATCGTCTTGGTTCCTGTGGGGATTGTAATCCCTGTCGTAGCTGAACCCTTCAATACGATGGCAGCATCTGATCCGTTAACGACTACATAGACTTTGCTGCTGGATGGCGCTATAACATTTCGGCTTGTTCCAGGAGTCCCTGTAATAAGCAAAATAGCGTTTCGAGCCTGGTTCGATGCTCCGTCAGTGTCCGTCAAAGTCACGTTACCAGCAGTCACATCAATAGACGTTCCTCCGGCAACCGCTTGTTCTACAAGGGCCGTGATCTCGTCATTGACGACCGTGCCCCAGGTGCCTGATTCAGTACCCGTAACTGGCTGGGCAAGGCCAAGAAGGGAGGTGTAGTTAATCGTCATGTTGGTTCCTTTAAGCTGCTATTTGAGTCCATGTTGTGGATTGTGAATCATTAACGATCACCCAACCACCAGCTTGGGAATCGTTGACATTTTGCCAGTTTGGAGTCTGATTGTCATTAACTGTCGTCCAAATAGTGACTCGACCGACTGCGCCAATGCCCTGAACTCCCGTGACGTTGACGATAGCGGCTGATTGAACAGTGACAGTACCGACTGCTCCAGTGCCTTGAACCCCGGTGACTGGGACTGTAATCGGGATGCTGGCATAGGCCTGCCCAATAAACCCCGTTGCTGAAACGCCTGTGACATTGACCGTAGAATCTTGGACCACCGAAACGTTGCCAATTTGGCCAACGCCTTGAACGCCAGTAATTGGGACAACTGCAGAGCCTGTGATCGTGCTTTGGCCAATAGACCCAGTGGCTTGTACCCCGGTAAGTTGAACAACGGTTGCTGTTGTAACGGCAACATTACCGATGGCACCACTGGCCGCCACCCCGGTGACTGGGACGGTTGCGGTACCGGTTTGGGCTGTTTGTCCAATGAATCCTGTGGCTTGGACCCCGGTAACGGCGACGTTTGCCCCTGCGCTGGTGGTAACGGTCCCAATAGCACCGCTACCTGCGACTCCCGTGACGGTGATAAGGGCCGATCCAGTGGCGGTGACTGTTCCAACGATACCGACACCCTGGACCCCGGTGACGGGCACAACAGCGCTGCCGGTGACGGCAGTTTGACCAATGAATCCTGTCGCCGAGACTCCAGTAACAAGGACATCCACGGCTGCCGAGACGGTGACGTTGCCAACCGCTCCAGTTCCTGCCACCCCGTTAACGGGTACGACTGCAGTTCCGGTAACTTGGGCTTGCCCAATAAATCCTGTTGCGGATACCCCGGTAACCAGGACATCCACATTTGTGAAGACGGTAGCTTGACCAATTTGGCCAGTTGCCTGTACTCCAGTGACGTTGACAAGGGCGTTTTGCTGGGTTTGGACCGTGACAGTGCCAATAGCGCCGGTGCCTTCGACACCAGCGCTTCCTTCACCCCACGGAGTTTGACCCCAGGCACCATACCCCCACCCTTCTAGGTAGACATAAGTGACATCTTGACCCCAAGGAGTTTCGCCCCATGGGCCACCACCCCAACCGGAGTAGGTCGCCACCTAGTCATCCTTAGGCAATGCGAATTATCGCGCCAGTTGCCGTGGCTGCAGGAAACACAATCGTAAATGTGCCCGCAGTTGAGGTCTTAGCACCACCAAAGTTTAAAATCGCCACTGCGGGATTACCCGTAGCCGTGTCGTTATAAATCATGGCGCCATAAGCGGTAATTGTTGCCGTTGTAAATGACAAGTCAGCAAAGTCCGTTAAGGCCGTTGTGCCGCTTGACGTTGGTGTTACCTTGGTCAAAGTACCACCGCCAGCCGTGTACGAGCCTGAAGCGGATACTTCATTGGTCGTTGTATAGGCGGTTGTGGCAGCCGTAAACGAGGCATTGTTGTCATACAAGGCCAGTTTAAAGGTTTGGCCAGAGCCGGTTGAAAAGTTATGCACACCCTTAAGGATTTCGACCTTAAAAGAGGTGGGCATTACGGTTGTGGTAAAAGCCATTTAGACTCTCCTTAGTAAATTGGCGGCGTCTTGTTCCCCGCCCTGAACACAAATTTGGATGCAAGTGGCCCTTTCGGCCCGCTTGGCTTGTTTGAGATATTCAAAGACTGCTCTTTGAACGCGCTCCCGAAAGAACTTAGCCTGCTCACGAATGGCCGGAGGAGCGTTATCAGCCACACTAATAATTTTATCTGCGCAGAGTTCTGCTAGATCTTCGCACGAAAGGCCGCCAAAGTCACTGGTTTTGACGATTGGATCAGCCATCTTTCCCGCATGTAGTTGAAACATATCAAGTCCTCAGGGCTTCTGGTGGCAACATTGGGTCATTGGTAGGCAAGGAATCCTTGACTTCCGAGTACTTTTTAGCCACAAAACGACCCCCTTCAAGCCCTACTACAAGGGGTTCAGTCAGCCGATGGTATCCATAAAGCTTGCTTTGGACGGGCTCATTCGTGTCTAAAAGCGAAGAATCCTGGGCAATCCCCACCTTGATGCCGCGAGAAATAGCTATGGACAGCAAGAACTCACAATTCGCCCGCCCTGCCTCGGCAAAATGGACATATCCTTTATATGAAAAATCGATGCCGTAAAGGTGGATTTCTGCCACTTTTGCTGCGATCGCAAAACCTATGGCGTACGCTACCGTGTTATTGAAATATCCTGTTTGACAGGCATTCATGACCTCTTCCAAAGGAAACTCCACTAACCCTGGACAACGCTCATCGAGCTCACAGGTGTAGATGGGTCCTTTATGCTCTTTGAGCACTTTGGCCATAATCCCCGTTTGGGTCCCCGAATCGTCGCTGTCTAAAAAGCGACTTGCCGGATCCATCATAAAAACTCGGTCGTGGAATATCACTCCAGACATGGAGTTAATTGCCCAGACTTCGTCAAAATGGATTGAATGGGTTTTGGCCAAGATAAACTGGCCGTGGCTCTTTCCCATCGCCACTATTGCAATACGTTTTCCTTCAAGACTTGGAACATTGGTCATGGACCTGGACTTTCTGATTTCACATATATGCGAGCCATACCATCACGGTATTCGTCACGACGACGACGGCCTTGTTGCTCGATTCCAAGACCCTGAATTGCTTCTTTGTACGAATTATTAAAGTAAGCAATCATATCAGGAGGACCCTTGGTGTAGCTGTAAGCTTGGACCAAGCAGCCATAAAGTAGTGCCTCTGGGGCGTTAATACTTACCCAGGTTGTTGTGTTTGTAGAGGATAACTGAGCCGGTTTATAAATATAGCCAAGCTCTACAGCAAAAGAAGCGCTCGGTGTAGGGGCCACGTAGAATGTATTTTGATCCCATACCGAATAATATTTGGGGACACCTGTCACTGTTCCATCGGACCAATATTCTTTCATGAAAGAAGTGTCCCTGAACTCTAGGAAAATTTGATCTCCACCAGCAGAGGTCAGCATCATGTAACGATGGGTCAAAATATCGTTTGGAGCGGTCAGAAATTTATTGTTCGCAGTCAGGTTGCCAGTGACTTCTAACTTGAACACGTCCAAATCAATATCCCGAAGAATCCTGTTCTCCGTCATTAAAATAAACGTATTTATCACGGCATTGGTGAATACGTTAGCATCCACCTCGGTGTAATTGCGTATGTTGGTTACTAATTCATCATAGGTCATGACACATTTCCTATTGTGCTTGAGGCAGAAACGGAACCAGTATTTACAATCACCGAGTTGCCAGAGGCTTGAGCATCATTGACGTAGCCTGTTGCTCCGACCCCTGAAAGAGCGGTAGAAGACGAAGTGACGACCAAAACGTCTCCGATGTTTCCAACCCCCAAAACGTCTCCCTGTTCTGGGTAGGGCTGCATATTTGTTCCGCCATCAGCCGTTCCAATACTTTGAAAGGCAGAGTCACCAGGAGAGCCAACGTAAACAG